ACTGTTGCCCCAGTCACCACAACGACTGTGCTGACGCTCCCCGAGGGATTTTCTCTTCCGACGCTCAAGGCAAATGTGCCTTGCCAAGAATGGACACAGGTTGCCCTAGAGGCTGGCTGGCCCCCTCACCTACTCTCCGAACTATTCTGGGAAGTATGGTCAGAGTCCCGTTGCCAGAACATCATTGAGGGTCACCCAAACTGGAATGGTCACGACCGTGGTCCGCTTCAAATTAATCAAGTATGGCTTGACGACATTGAGGCAAAGTACGGAACTTGGGAAGTAGTCAATGACCCCCGCTACAACTTTGCGTGGGCTTGGGAAATGTTTAAGTGGTACGAATACCATAAGGGATGTGGATTCATCCCGTGGTCACGTCCTTGTAAATAAAGGAGCAACACAATGAGAACACTTCACCGTTGGGTATTTGGCATTTTCCTCACCCTGATTGTTGTCGCAGTATCCACCTGCGGAACTGACGGAGACGAGGCAAAGGCAGTAAAGACAGCCAATACAACTGCCCCCATTGACCTTTCGGGGGTTGACTGGATTGGACTGGCTCGCTTGGTTCATGGACGCTGTGGTGAGTGGCGTGAACTAGCACTTCGTGTCGGCTGGACTGAGGCTCAGTGGCCCAAGTTGAGTTATGTGCTTCATCGTGAAAGCCGTTGCAATATTGGCTCATTCAATAGAACTGACCCCAATGGCGGAAGTCGTGGGTTGATGCAAATCAATGGATACTGGTGCCGAAAGAACAAGTACAACCCAAGTGGCTGGCTTCAGGCAAAAGGAATCCTCAATACCTGCGACGACCTCTACAACCCCGAGGTGAATCTCCGTGCGGGGCTGGCGATGTGGAACTACAGCCAAGAGCGCAACAAGTGTGGCTGGCGCCCTTGGGCTACGAGGTGCTAGATTGCCGACAATGGAGACGACGGCCCCAATCACGGTATTTGGTTCAGCGATTACCCATTTCGGCAATCTGACCAAACAGGTCTTGGATGCCTATGAGACAAAGTTGGGTAGAACACTCTCCAGCCTTGATTGCTCCGAGAGGCGACAAGCAGTGGACGAGTTGGATGCCATCGGATTCTTTACCCTCAAGGGGGCGGCTATGGCTTATGCCAATCGGGCATTGGTAAGCAAGGTGACCGCTTACAAGGACATCCGTATCTCACTTTGGGACGACAAGTAACGGTAATACCTGCATAACAATACGCAACGCCGTATGTATTATGGGAAAGTTGTATTGTCCTCCATCATGGGAAGGGGCTGTTATGTGCTTGCTTTTTTACTTCGCTGGTTGTCTTACTGGCTATTTGGCTTGGCGCATGTCGTCAGCCCCGATGCTCTGGGATGCGGAAGACGAGGCTAGACACTGGAAGAAGCAGTGGCTAACCCTCAAGAGCGAGATGGACCGAAATTTCGTAGAAGACTGATTCTCGGGTTGTGTGATTAGTGTTAAAACGCTAACATCGCAAATATGTCAGACGAAATTGAAGAAACCCTCAGCCCGCAAGGCGATAGGTCTTGGGTGGCTTTTGCGATTTGTCACGGCAAAACGCACCTTTTCTTCCCGAAGGTCGCTGAACGCCCACAGGCACGGGTTCGTCGTGAAAGACTTGCGACAACGATGTGTCGTGTTTGCCCAGTCTCCCAGCAGTGCCGTGAGTACGGCAGAGAAAACCACGAGTATGGTTTCTGGGGTGGCGAAAGCGAGATGGACCGCCATCTAGCAGGCTTTTCTCTCCCTGCGGTCATAGGTGTCCCTCGTTTGCGAGAATCCCAAAAGATTTAACCAAAACAGGTTGTTGGTAGCCAGTGAGGGCTGTAATCTCCTTTCAGTGGATTTATCCAAAAGGAGAAAGCAATGTCACACAACCTAGACAAGACCAAAGACGGCAAGATTCGCATGGCTTATGCCGACCACGAAGTCCCGTGGCACCGGCTAGGAACCCCAATGAAGGGTCTCCGCACCGCTGAGGAAATGCTCCGAGCCGCAGAAGCGGACTACACGGTTGTCCTCACCCAAGTAGCCGCCCTTGATGAGTACGGCAACCTGATTATGACCCAGAACGCCGATGGGCTGAGTGTTCCGTTGGTAGTTGAAGATAGTCGTGCCACTGTGCGAGTCAATGATGATGGCACTTTTGATGCCCTCTCTACCGTAGGTACTCGTTACGTCGTACAGCAGAACGCCGATTGCCTTGGTCGTGCCCTTGACATCGTTGGAGCAAGCAAGGGTGATGCCGTCGTGGACACCTGTGGCGTTCTCAACGGTGGTCGTGAGTTCTTTGCGTCCATTGACCTAGGTGGTCTCATCATTGACCCCCGTGGCGTTGGTGACAAGATTGAGCGTTACTTGCTCGTTCGTAATGGACACGATGGCAAGACCCCCATTACGTATGCCAATACTTCTATTCGTGCGGTATGCAAGAACACGGTAAACGCTGGCATTAAGTCTGCTCTCCGAGTTTTCACTGCTCGCCACACACGGAATCAGGACAATGCCATTGAGCAGGCTCAGGAAGTCCTCAACTTCTCAACAGAGTGGGCAGAAGACTTCAGAAATACTGCTGAGCGAATGCTCAACATCCCCATCATGGATAAGTCCGCTCGCTTGGATTCGGTCATCAACTCGGTGTTCCCGAAGAAGAAGGACGAGACTGACCGACAGAAGCGGAACCGTGAAGAAATCAATGATTTGATTCGTGGCTTGTATCCGTCAGAGAAGAACGCTGGTGGCTACGGCTACAACGGTTGGGCTACCTACAACGCCATTGCGGAGTACTTGGACCACTATCGTGACGCCAAGGCTAATGAGCGTGCTCAGTCGTCTATGGACCCCAACTCGTGGGTGAACAAGAAGAAGTACGAGGCACAGCAGGCAATCCTTTCCCTAATCTGACGCAAAGTCGTGCGACAATAGAGGCATGCAAGATGCACGACCCGAGCAAAGGATGTGCGATGGAGCCTGAAGACTTTGATTCAGAGATGTCCCGAGGGGAACTCATCAACTTCCTTGGCGAGTTCCTCTCACAGAACTCCAACGCTGACCTCATTTACCGTGACCACCTTTGTTCAATAATTGTCGCAAAGATATTTGACGAGTTCGGGCACGAGGGTCTCTGTACCTTGATGATGGCGATTGACCAGAAGGCAAACTGGATTTCGGACATCATCTTTGAGCAGTCGGACTTTGACAATGCGATGTACTCGCTTCACGGGACGTATGACGGCTCGCTGGTGCAGAAGGCTCGTGACTCTGAGGGAATCATTGAGTTGAACAAGAAGATTTGGCGACTTCGCAAGAAGTATGCCCGCTCAATTGCTGACGAAATCTTCAATGAAGAAGCCGAGATTGACGAACTGGAGAAGGGCGACTGAGTTATGTCTGCTCGCAATGCGCCAAAGTGGTTCACGGGAACAGCCGAAGATGAGCGTAGAAACATTGATTCTCATACTTGGGTTCTCGTGGACCACTGTAGGTTCTTTGGTCTCTCTGAGCCTGTAGACCCTCCTGAATCAATCGTCTGCGCCGAGTGTGGCACTCTTGAGGGATTTGATAGCCACTGTGACGACAGATTCAAGCCAGACTTCCTGAATAGGTATTGGCTCAACAAATAGCGGAGCCCCCGTCACTGGGGGAAGCGACGAGGGCTCAACGCAATTGGTCAGGCCATAGGGGGCGAACCCAACCTGACTGAATCGTATCAACTACGAGTCAAACAAACAACTACTTATTACGGTGGCGGAAAGCCTTAATCCAGGTTCATCATTTTGAGAACGAGATTCGCCACAGAGTCATTTTCGTCAAAGGTAATCTCACCATCAGTTGCTTTACCAACAACTGACCGCTTTTTCTCAACCAGAGCGTAAATATCTTCGTCGATAGTCCCGGACGCGAGCATGTAGGTAGATGTAACCGAACCTTTCTGCCCAATGCGGTGACAGCGACTGTATGTCTGGTCGACATCGGCAGGCGTCCACGGCAACTCCACAAACAGGACGTTCTGGGCGGCTGTCAGCGTGTGTCCAGTCTTTGCGGCTTGAATGGACAAGACTATGACGGGAGCCTTCTCCACGGGCAATGTCTGGAACTTGTGTTTAGCATCCTCAACAGCCTCTACATCCATCCCGCCCTGAATCTTCAGGCCCCCGTACCTATTGGCCAGCATGTCCACGATGTCCCTGTGGTGAGCCGCAATGACGACCTTCTTGCCATCAGCAATGTGGGCATCTACCCACTCCTCAACAACGGGCATCTTGGCACGAGCCGCAATCTTGCGTAGAACACTCATTCGGACTAGGTGTTCGTTGGCTTCTGCCTTGAGACGAGCCATGACCGTAGCCGCACCAACAGGCAACCCGAGTTCCTCGGCAATCTGCTTCGCTCTCTCAACGAGGTAAGCAACAATGTCCGATTCTGCCTTTTTGTACTCCTTCATCACAGTAGGAGCCCCGTCGACGATGACTGCATCATGCATGACTGGGGGGAGTTCCGTCATTACTTGGTCTTTGGTGCGACGGATGTAGCAGGTCGCTCGCAACTTATCGTTGAGTTCCTCTAAGTTTGAGTTTCCCTCTAAGTGCCATTGACCCCACTTGTCTTGGAAGGCATTGCAGTAGCGACGGTAAAAGCCCCACAGACCACCGAACTTCTCCAACTGCCCCATGATGTCCAACTGTGGGGCGTATTCGGCTGGGCGGTTCGTGACTGGTGTGCCCGTAAGACAGAGAACAACTGCGTCCTTGTTGGACTTGGTCATCTTCTTGGCTGACTTCGTCCGCTGGGCGTCCCGAGATTTGCAGTAGTGGCTCTCGTCAAACACATAGGCGTTGTGGTTACAGAGTTGCTTCTCCCATGCGGTGATGTTGGAGTACCCGACCACAAGAACGTCGTAGGTTCCAAACATCGGAATCTCTTTACGATTGGTGATGGTCTCAACGATGAGGTCAGGTAGAAACTTGTTGTATTCCTTCTTCCAGTTGAGAACAAGACTTGGGGGACAAACCACAACAGCCGGATAAACAGGGCTCGTCTCGTCATCGCCGTACTGTGAGTGAATGTACTCAAGTGTTGCCATCGCCTGAATCGTCTTGCCAAGACCCATTTCATCAGCGATAAACGAACGCCGAGTGTGTGAGGCATACGAGACACCAGCACGCTGATACGGAAGTAGTTCTCCGTGGAGGCGAGGAATGGAGATGTCTGCATCAACCGAACGACTTGCTTCACGAATCTCCGTCATTGACAGAGAGATGCGGTCGGCCTCGGCTTTTACGTAATCAGGTATCGGCTGTCGGAATGTGGTCGCCCACTTGATGACGCTCTCTATCGACGTCAGCGGGGCTTTCCATGCTTTGGTCTTGGAATCCCACGTTACGCTCGGAATCTGCTTAACCGACCTAACCATGACTTGGTCATAGCGAAAAGAGAGCATCAGGTACTTGCCCTCAATGGATACTCCATCCCCAGGATTTGCATGTGCTGGTAAATCAAAGGCAAGAACTTCGTTGGAGATGTCAAAGTTCCACTTGAGTGCGAGGTCTCTAGCCTGCTTGAGTGTGGAGACAGGAAGCCTCCAGACACGACCAACTTTGTCCCACTTAGCCCCAGGCAGGGCTTTGACTTGTGCTACTTGGTCTTGTTCGTAAGGGAAGTCAAGAATAAGTACATCGTCAGCCAAATAGAGGATGGACTGCTGAGGCATGTCGGGTGTGCGTGATGGCGAGTTCTTCATGTATCAACCTGCTGAGTCTCTGCTTGCCCCAACCTTGGGGTTCTGTCCAAACCGCCGTGTGGACTCCATGTTCCAAGAGAAGTGCCTGACACCTCGGACACGGTCGTGCAGCCCCGATTTTACCGCTCCTCGTAAGTCGGGCGACATAGATGGTTGCACCTTCAGGGTCGCTGACTCGTCGCAGAGCAACCTCTTCAGCGTGGTACGAAACATGTCCGTACTCAACCTGTGATGGGTCGTTGCGATAGCGGTTAACACCCGTGGCGAGGACATTGCCACTTCTGACAAGAATCGCACCGACTCGCCATTGTTTATGGGTTGCCTCATCACAGATGTCAACGGCTGATGTAAGCCAACGCAGTTCTGTTCGTGACAATTCCATGGGCAGAAGATTAGGTCGGGACTAGAGGCGACGTCAAGCATTCGCCTTCTCGGGGATAAGTGACTTTGCAATCTCTCCAATGGCTTCTTTGCTCAGCGTGTAGGAGACCCTCCAGTCGGGGGCATCTCTGTACGAGGTCACATCGGTCGCCCAATAGAGAAGTTGACCCTGTTCCAAGGGAATCCTCAACTCTTTATTGTTGGTGAAGTTGTGGAATGTCCCATCAGCCTTGATGGTTCGCACATTGTCGCCCGTAACGATGTTGTGTTCAGGTCGGTCAAACTGGTAGTTGCTGAGGTCAATAAAGGTGTCGCTTGAGGTAATCACCACGACGTGACCACCAAATCCTCTTTCGCCCACTTCGCCATCGTTAGCCCCGACGCAGTACTCCCCATCAAGGAAAGTCATCCCATCGTCGCCATCAGCAAGATTACTGACTCGCTCGTAGCGTTGCTGGTTCATCGCATTGGACTTGACAGCAACAACTCGGTGAGGAATCTTGAAGTGCGTCAGGACATCAGAGGTGACCCGTGCGGTGAGAATGCAGGCAGAGTATTCGTACTGCTCTTTCTGCTCATCCCACCAAGCGGTGAGTCCCGCAAGCACAGCCTTCTCGTGACGGGCGTTCTCAGCCCGCATCTTCTTCGCCTTCTTGCCCCTCATCGCTTGTTCTTCTGAATGAGACGAGTGACTCCGTAGACGATGCCGAACCAGATGGCTCCATTGACAACGCCGTCAATAAGTACGCCTCCGCTGACGATGGGAGCAGCGAAACCAACACCGAAAGCAATCCATCCTGCCTTCTTGGCAACCTGCTTCTGGTTTGCCTCATGAATCGTGGGGTTGTGTTGCTTCACGTTGTAGTGCCAATCGTTCGGGTTGGGGGGTGGGAAGTCGTTCATACATCTCCTGTCTTGTTGTTGGACATTTGGATTTCGTTTACCTTGTTGTGATGCTTGCTTCCGATAGTCCCGAACACAAGCACGGCTCCACCAATGATGAGAGCCAGAATAATTAGGGCACGGACAAAATTAGCAACGTCAAGAGAGTACGCATCAACACTATTGTTCCTGTATCTACCATCATCCGTGATTTTTGCCATATGGATTGCCATGATGGGGTCACTCATGTTTCCGCTGGCACTCAACTCCGCATTTATGACCTCGTGCTCAGGAAGTAATGGGGAGCAGTATTTGGCCATCATGGACACTTTCTCTTTACGTAAGCCCAATTCTGCCAATTGCTTTCCGCTCATATCTTCGTGGGACATCCATACTAAGTCTCCATTAACCGCTACGGGTTCTTCATTAAGCCATGGCTCATCGCCGTTTTCATCAACAACAACGATGTCTTCAACAAGAACCGAACCCCAATCAGAGCAGGCAGTGAGGGCTGGTCTGGTGTTGGTGAAATGAGAAACAATAGCCTCACCCCAAATGCTGAAAGCCAAAATTACGGGGACGGCAATCAACATCGCTAACCCACTAATAAGTTTCTTCATGCTTTCCCTGTCTTATTGTTGGACATTTGGATTTCTTCATTGAGGTACTGGTCAAAGTCAATACCAAGAATCTTAGAGTAGGCACGGAGTAGCGGGATGTCCCGCGGTTCAGCATCCAAGATGTTTGCGGGAACATCCACCCAGTCAAGCCCACTCCACACAGCGATTCGTCGCACCTTTTCCGTCCAACGCCAATGCTCTAAGTAGATGTAGCGACCAGCCTCACCATTGGTGAAGGTGATGCTCCTGATGAATGGATTCCAGCGTCGGTAGATGTAGGCGCGGGGCTGGCTCACTCAGTCTCCTCCTTGAGGTTGCCTGCCATGCGGTTACGAATCTTCGTTACTGTGGTAACGGTCAGACCAGTCTCTCTCGCAATCTGTGAGATGGATTTTCTGTCAGGCTCCGAAAGAAGTGCCATCGCTTTCTTGCTTGCCTCCCGCTTCGGCAGTCCCGGCTGAAGGCGAGGGATTCCAGCCTTTCTGCGAATCTCCGAAACCACATAGACGGAAACGATGCCGAGCGTCATGGAAATCTGCCTGTCTGTCATTCGGTCTTCCTGCTGAAGTAGGTCAAGAACCTTCTGGTACACCTCGGGGGTGACGGCTCGCCTCTTCGTGACTCCCAGTTGCCGTGCTCGGTAGGTCACCCACTCATAGGGGACACGGTTGCGGAGCGAGATGACCTTGTAGGTGAAGTCGTTGGACAAGATGTCCTCGTCAATCTTCGTGAAGTCGTGTTTCTCTCGCTTGCGTCGTGCCATGCGGTTGCTTCTCGGCGAACGAGGGATTCCCATAACGTCCCGCTGTCGTGCGACATGAGCAAACGAAATACCGCACTCTCGGGCGACATGAAGGTCAGTCAGGGTCGGGTCGGATTCCAGCATTGCCCGTGCCTTTAGCGTTGCTTCGGACATTCTCTTGACCGCCCTCTTGGACTTTGGCAGACCCAGTTCGGCTCGGTACTTGGCGACCGTGACTCCACAACAGCGGTGCTTTACAGCCATCTCTTGGTCGGTCATCTCGGGATTCGCCTGAAGGTCTGCCTCAATCGCCATGCGACGCTTCACATAGGGGGAGTAGTGGGGGATGAACTTCTTTCTGCGCACCTTTGCTACTTCGCTCATTGGGACACCTACGATAGATGCGATGTCCGAGTCGTAGCGTTGCCAGTCTCGCTCCAGTTCAGCGAGGATTTCTTCTTGTTTAGTGGGGTCAATAGGTTCCATACCCCCCAACCCTACAGCCCCCGTATCTCGTTCACAACCCGTTGGAAAGAAATAGGGAACTTGCCCTCCCCCACAGTTGGAGGTGATGAGGGAGGGCA